CTCCACTTGCTGATCAGGTTGAAGGTGTTAACGCAGGACACTTAGTTGTTGGTGGTGCTAGACCTAACACAGGTAAGACTTCCTTCCATGCTTCACTTGTAGCTGGACCGGGTGGCTTTGCATCACAGGGTGCTAAGTGCGTTATCTTATGTAACGAAGAGGCAACGCACCGTGTTGGTGCACGTTACTTGACAGCGGCTAGTGGCATGACGATGCGTGAGATACGTGACAATCCACGTGAGGCACAACATCGTTGGGGCAAGCTCAAAGAGAACATCAAGATTAAAGATGCGACTGGGCAGAACATGCATTGGGTTGAGCTAGTCTGTAAGACGTACGAGCCTGACATTGTGATCTTAGATATGGGTGATAAGTTCGCACCTGATCAATCACACGAGGGACTCAAGCTGTGTGCGATCCATGCTCGACAGATAGCCAAGGAGTATGGCTGTGCAATCTTCTATATGTCACAGCTCAGTGCTGAGGCTGAAGGGCGCACCAATCTGAATCAGTCAATGATGGAAGGCAGTAAGACTGGTAAGGCCAGTGAAGCTGACCTGATGCTATTGATTGCTAAAGAACCTCCTGCTGAAGGGCTAGAGGATGACGGGTACTTGCGACATATCAATGTAGCTAAGAACAAGCTGAGTGGATGGCATGGACGCATTACATGCAACTTGAACTACCACATAGGGCGGTATGAGGCGTGACTTCCAATCAGTTGGAGATGTTTCATATCCACTTCGCTTATGAGGAAGAAGACGGTATTGTCTGCAAGAAGTGTGGTGTGGTACAACCTCCTGAGAACTTTCAGCACATGGAGTCTGGTGAGATCAAACGTAAGTGCAAGTCTTGTCAGAAGAAGCACAGTCAGGTCATATCCAGATTGCGCAAGGAAGTGCCTGAGCCTGACGAGGACTATGCCTGTCCCATCTGCGATCAAACATTGAGTGAGATTGCTAAGCATGGACAAGCTAAGCTACAGAAGTGGGTGCTAGACCATTGCCATGACACAGATACATTTAGAGGGTGGATTTGTTTTAACTGTAATTCTGGGTTAGGATCGTTCAACGATGACGTAGACAGGGCACAACGCGCTGTCGATTATTTAAAGAGGCATAAAGATGAGATTAGTTCTTGACGTTGAGAACACAGTTGTCAAACGTGACAACAAACTACATCTTGATCCATATGAGCCAACCAATAGTTTGGTCATGGTGGGTGTGTTGCCAGAGGGTGGTGAGCCTAAGCATTACACATTTGATCATGTTGACTATGATTGTAAGTATGAATACAGGAAACGTGACTGCGACGAAATACAAGATATACTGAGTAAAACTACTCTATTGATTGCGCACAATGCACAGCACGATTTGCTGTGGTTGTGGGAGACTGGCTTCAAATATGATGGAGCTATCTGGGATACGATGTTAGGTGAATACATCCTTCAGCGTGGTCAGAAACAACCACTGTCTCTTGAGGCGTGTGCTGAGCGCAGAGACTTGGAGTTCAAGAAGCAGGACACTCTGAAGACTTATATGAAGCAGGGTGTGCCCATCAACGAGATTCCTTACGAGGAGTTGAAAGAGTATCTGTATGCTGACTTACAGACTACGATGGCTTTGTACTACGATCAGTGTCATGATTATCGTGAGGATGACAATCGTGGACTCAGTGATACTGTAGACCTGACAATGGAGACGTGTGGATTGCTCTCACGCATCTATCAGACAGGATTTACTGTAGACCTCGATGCATTAGAGGAAGTGCGCAAAGAGTTTGAAGAAGAGAAATTATCACTTATTAATGATTTAAACGCACAAGTTTTATCACTTATGGGTGATATTCCTATTAATTTAAACTCTCCTGAACAATTATCTTGGGTCATTTATTCACGTAAGCCACGCAATAAAACTCAGTGGGCTAACGATGCTGATCCATATATGAGTCAGGAGGCATTCAAACGGTTCGTAAATGAATCAAGTGTGCCAGTGAAACGTGCTAAGGCAAAGAAGTGTAACGATTGCAATGGGTACGGTACATACTTTAAGAAGAAGAAAGATGGATCTGACTTCAAGAAGCCAAGCAAGTGCGCTACGTGTAATGGTAACGGATACGTACTTGAGGAATTACAGAAGCTAGCAGGACTCAAGTTCAGCCCAGCCAATGTGAAGTGGCATAGTGCGAATGGATTCAGTACAAGTAAATCTAACTTGGAGTATTTAGAACGTGTCGCGCAGTCGAAAGGAATGGATGAGGCAGTTAGCTTCCTCTCCAAGATTCGTAGACTCAGTGCTGTTGATACTTACCTTAATAGCTTCGTGGATGGTATCAGGGCTTTCACTAAGCCAGATGGTCTACTTCATGTCCGTCTTACTCAACATATGACCTCGACAGGTAGATTCTCAGGGCGTGATCCGAACATGCAGAACATGCCACGCGGTGGCACATTTCCTGTAAAACGGGTGTTCATCTCCAGATTTGCAGGAGGTAAGATCATGGAGGCTGACTTTGCTCAGCTAGAGTTCCGTGTGGCGGCATTCTTATCTCAAGATGAAGTAGCCATGAAAGAAGTCATAGAGGGTTTTGATGTTCACTCATACACGGCTAAGATTATTACGGAAGCGGGTCAGGCAACTAGCAGGCAGGAGGCGAAGGCACACACATTCGCTCCACTCTACGGTGCAACAGGATATGGACGCACCCCTGCAGAAGCCGCTTACTACGAACACTTCATTGAGAAGTACAGAGGAATCGCCAGATGGCATAGAGAGTTAGCAAAGGAGGTGCTGACGTTTAAGAAGATCACTACCCCTAGCGGTAGGCAATTCGCGTTCCCAGATGTGAAACGTAGAAAGAATGGTACAATCACTTCATTCACTGCTGTGAAGAATTACCCTGTACAATCATTCGCTACTGCTGACATCGTCCCTGTAGTATTGCTACAGATAGAACGTGAGTTATCTGGATTGAAGTCCTGTATTGTAAATTCTGTGCATGACTCAATTGTAATTGACATTCACCCTGACGAAGAGCAACAGGTATTAGATGTAATTAGTTGTGTTAATGATAAATTAAAGTCTATAATAGACGAACGATTTAACATCGACTTCAACGTACCCCTTTTACTTGAAGCAAAAATTGGTGTAAACTGGTTGGACCAAAAGGAGGTCTGATATGACACAAGAAATATCACCGCTTAATACAAGCAACTTTGCTGACATGGCTCGTGCCATGGGCATGAGTGCAGACATGGAGAAAGCTCCTGCGAAAGCATCTACGCTGTCTCGTCTGCGTATCTGGAACAAGCCTGTCATGGGACAGATGGAAGTGAACGGCAAGAAGAAGAACATGGAGATTCTTTCTGCGGGTTCATATCGTTTGCAATTAGCAGATGATAAGTTTATCTACGCTGAGCAAGCTGACATTCGTGTCTTCGTACAGCGTTTCATGTACAAGCGTTATGACGACAAGAAAAACATGTACGTCAAAACTCTCATGGCTGAAGATCTGAATGGTGATCTGAAGGATAACGTAGGTGGCTACAACTGTGGTAAGCCTGCAGGTTACATTGAAGACTGGAAGTCTTTGTCTGATGACAAGAAGAAGTTCTTCAAATCAATCAAGCGTGTTCGTGTACTTCTAGGTGAAGTCAAGTTCACTAATGCTGTCGATCAAGATGGCAATGAGATTGATGCAGGGACGCATCCATTCATCTGGGAGATTGATAATGCTGAGGCATTCAAGACCATGGGTGAGCCATTCGCTAAGTTAGGTAAGAACAAGCACTTGCCTGTTCAACATTGGATTAGCTGTACATCTAAGCAAGGTGGCGAAGGCAAGTCAGCTATTGAATACTACGTACCTGAGTATTCACTGGATCTGTCCAGCTCAATTGATCTTGAAGAAGCTGATCAAACTCGCTTCAGTGACTTCATTGATTGGATTGGTAACTACAATCAATACATTGTCGATGCGCACAATAGCAATGCGCGTGGTCTGTCCGATGACGATGCATCACTGGTTGATGAATTGATTGAGATCGACGGTGATTAATGTGAATCATCCTGCAGAGATCAAGATCCACAGATATCTTGAGGATGTACGCAAGGCGAAACGTGGCATGGCAGATGCCACTATCGCTCGTATTGTCAAGGATGTGAAAGAAGCTGTTGAGAAACAGTTCAATCAAAGTGAGCGTAAGTTCACAGTACGTATGTCAAATGTAGGTAGAGCCTACTGCCAGTTGTGGTACGACAAGAACATGCCAGAGGAAGGCGTTGAGCCTCCTGCTAACTTCCTGATGAACATGATGATTGGTGACATTGTGGAAGCTGTGTTTAAAGGAATACT